CCATCTTGAGGATCTCCAAGTCCAGTAGGTGATTTACCTTGCTGCTCTTGCTTATCTTTAATATCTTCATGTATTTTCTGAAGTGCTAAAGCTAATTCTCTTGTAAGAATTTGAGTATAAAGAGGTGAATCTTTTGTTACTACCTTAGTTAGAGAATTGTAAACTTTGTCAAGTACTTGGTGCCTAACAGAATTGTTATTACTCTTGGGCCTTCTCTTAACATCTTCATTTACATACATGCTGTAAACGTCATTAATTAATTCCTGTGGTAAATCACAATCTTGCCCTGTTTGCTTACTTACATAATCTCTTACTTTACGAAGTCTACTCTCTTCATAACTAGTAACACCTGGGATTATAACATGCTTGTCTTTTCTGAATCCGAATGCTCCATTCCCATTGTTACTATATCTATTAAAAGGGTCATAACTAGGGGCATTTAAGCCCCCAGATAATGAACCAGTTCTTCTTTTAAAAAAACTCATATTATTTGTATTATTAATTAAACTGTTTTAGGATATCTTCATCATCATCTTTTAAGAATGATAATTTAGCTTCCTCTTCTGAAATTTTGTTTTGAATGTCTTCAAAATCTGACTGAGATAATTTACCTGAAGCTTTCGCCACTGTAAATGCTTTGTCTAATTGATCAAATCTCTCATTGTAGTCCTCTGTAGATGAACACTGACCAATTGTATCAACAATGTCATATACTGCTCTAATCTCTTTAGCTACTAAATTCTTAGCTAAATTCTTAGCCGCCTCTTTACTAACTAACAACTCAGTAGTCTTAATGAAAGCTTTGTCTTCACTTAGCTTCCATATAACCATTACATTCTTTACCATTGTAGGTAAGAAAGTTATAGCTCTATCAGATAAGTTTTTGTAAACTTGATCTAAAGTCTTCTGAATCTTGTCTGGATTAAGAGTTATTGCAGATATTTGTGTTTCATCTGGCATTGGTATGCTGTGCTTTTGCATGTGAGTCTTACCTCCTTTTGCAAAATACTTTAGCATGTCGTTCTGAGATAATCTGTTCACTTGGTGAGTGATTAAAAATCTGTCCCAAAATGGAGAACCTACCTCATCATCTGGAATTTCATTACAAGTTGCAATGAAGTTATTCCATTTACAATCTAATCTTTCTTTTCCATTGAATAAGATTCTCTCATTCATTATACCTAATAATGAGTTTCTTAATGAAGCAGATGCTTTATCAATCTCATTAATAACTACAACCTCAGCTTTAGCTACAGGAGAATCAATTTTATACTCATTCTTTGTAGTTAACGCTTCTAAATCTATATTACCTTTTACAGCATTAGATCTAGTTCCTTCATCAGTCTCCAATAAGAATAAATCATCTCCTTCAAGTTTACCACCTAATCTTGCTCTAGCAAAATCTATTACAGCTGCAGTCTTTGCAACTCCAGGAGGTCCAATTAATAATATTGGTGAATTAGTGGCTTCACCTAATGCCATTACTCTAAATGTTTCTAATTTTTTAACTAAATTAGTTTCAATTGTTCTAACCATGATTTTAAATTTAAATGTTATATTGTTTTATTTTTTCTTTTACTAGAGAAATAATCATATTTCTCGTATTTTCAACTCCTTGTTTTTCCCTGAAGTCAGAGGGATCTTTTAATTGAAACACATCAGGTATTAAAATATCTAATATGTCAAAATCTTTTGCAAGTTTCTCACCTGCTAATTTTCCTGCATTAGTTTCTTTGAATTGATCATTATCATACATTACAAACACATGCTTAAATCTGTTCTTTAATTCTTCCATTACAGAAGGCTTAGGATTGACAGACTCACTTTGAAGTGAACATGATGTAATCATTGATGATGGAAATAAAGATTTTATAACCATAGAATCTTTTCTACTGCTTGCAATTATGCAGATATTACCTTCATCAGGTAATTGGGTCCACAATTCCCATACTGAATAATTGTTATTATTCAGCCATTTGTGCCCCTTAGAATAAGGTTGATACAATTTAAAAGTTTGAACTCCATCTTTATCTTCTACAAATACATAAGCATGCTTTTCAGCAACACTACAGTGTCCTTGTAGAAAAAAGTGAGAAATAGGATATACATTACAATGATCCAGCTGTTCTTTACTTAGCCCAAATCTGTCCTGCCAAAACTCTTTATCCCATTTTTTCCATCTTCTAACTCTTACTCTTATGTCAACTTTGTTCCTTAGAATTTTCTTTATTTTCTCAAAGTCTTTAACCTCATTACTTCTGGGTGCAGAATGTACAATAGAATCAGACCTGAATTGTGTCAATCCAAAGTCAATTACTACCTGATTGATAGCATCTGTTAACTTTATGTACTTAAATAATCTCATTACAAATATCAAGGCATCACCTTTTTCACCTGTCTTGAAATCTTTAAAAAATAACTGATCATATTCATCACTATAAAATATAGAGAATGAAGGATTAACTTCTGTTCTTAGAGGGCTATTGATAGCTCCTTTAGGAATTCCTCCTAAATAATGATCAAATATTTGTGCTCCAGAAACTACTTTAAATAATTCTTTTGATGTTGCATATCTAATGTTAACATCTTTACTCTTTCCAAATCCCATAATAAATGATATTAAAAAAGGGCATGACAATGTCACACCCTTTATTGATTAAACTAAATTTTACTTAAGCGTTCATCCAGTCATCTGTTGCATTAACAAACTCATCTTGAGCTCCACTTGCTGTTTCAAAAACATCTAATTGATTGCTATTGTCTGCAGTAATGTTAGTAGCACCTACAACATATTCTTTAACGTCATAAGAACCTTCTCCAGTTTCAGAGTCAACTCCGAAATCTACATTTCCGAATGCTCCTGCTGCTACAGAACTTACTAAATCCTTCTTAAGCCACTTGTACTTGTCAGCTCTAGTTGAAGACTTAGTGTACTGACGTAAAGTCTTTCTATTATAGATAGTCTGAACTAATTTTCCATCAGCTTTAGTCTTAACACCTAATAATACTCCAATTTTATTGTTTGTATTATTGATGATTCCTTGAAGTAAACTTAAGTCTCCTGCAAAGATTTTAGCCCACTGCTGAGCACTTATAGAAGCAAAAGCATCAGATGGATCTGATAATTCATCAATCTTGAATGGAAGATTCAATAAGTTAACTAAGAAGTCAATTAAATGATCCTCACCTCTTTTAGCAACTTTCAATCCTGACGTATTAAACCATTGCATGTTTTCTGGTAAAGTTTTAGTCTGAACTTCTTCTTTTGTCAACCATGTTGTTCTACCAAATGAATTGATAACTTTGTACTTACCACTTTGAGATAAGTGATGTGTATCAGCAATATAGAATTGTGCCTTAGTAGTTATTGAGTTATCCTCATTAGCTAAATACAAGTCAATTCTGTATTGTGGTACAGTTCTTTTTCCATCTCCATCTTCAACATCAGTTTCTCCTATATACTCTGGAGTGAAATTTAATTCTCTTCCATAAATAGCCTCTAACTCAGCTTTTGTTGGGTTAACTGCTACTACTTTGAAGTTCTCTACTCCAGTGTAATACTTTACTACCGGTCCTTCCTGTACATCTTGACTTGCTCCGAAGCCATTTTGATTGTCATTCATACTCTTTTAAAAATTTAAAAATTTATAATTAATTTAATGCCTAATAGTCTTACCAATTTCCTTCAGTCTCAACTTGAACTGCTTCAGATCTCTGGATATTGAAATTACTGTCATTAGACTCAACAGCTTGAACTGGTTGTTCTGGTTGTACTTCTTCGAAAGTAACATCCTGAACAATAACTTGATCGTTAATGTTAACATCAGTAGTTTCATCTTGAGTACAATCTTTATCACCACAACAGTCTTCACTTTTCATTACTGACATAGAGAAAGACTCAACACCATCTGTGTCAAAAGATTCTAAAGAAAATTCATTCTCAACACTATTATCTAAACCATAATAGTTTGCTATTTCATTAGCAATACTTGAAGATGAGATAGCTTTACCTCTTTCTTTTGTGGATTCAAAACTTACTTTATTCTTAGATGTTCTGTATGTAGTCATAGACTCCATAACATCATTTCCTAACAAACTTGCGTTTGCTATTAAACCCATAGTTTCTCCTTCTACAAATCCAAATACAATTTGTTGAACTTCTGACATCTCAAGGTTTAATACTTCAGAAGCTTTAGCATTAAATAATACTCTTCTACTTCTTCCTCCTTCTTTTGAAGGCTCTACTGTTACTACAGCAGTGTTTGGATACTTAGCTGTTACTACAGGTGTATTTGATACACCAAACTTCTTTGCTCCAAAGATAATCACATTTTTACTCATTTTTGCTTAATTTATTGTGTTAATAATTGTTTTAAAAAAAATGATGGGGAATTTCACCCCATCGATTGAAAGCTGGTTAGTTTGACTCTTAGCCTTCTTCGTATTCTCTTATAGCTTCAATAACAGCTTTCATGTCATTAGGAATAATTTTTCCCTCAAACATATCTGCTGGACTCTTAGCCATATTTGTTGTGTTATTCTGAGTCATAAACCCATAAGTAACGTCATTGCCTTTCTTTTCAACTATAGTCTCTAATATAACACTGAACATTCCTTCAGGCTTAACAACATCCTGAACTAATTTACCTCCTGGAACTCCAAATACAGTTCTATCAACTCCATTAAATGTCTTGACTTCAGTGTGAGCCATAACTATTACAGTTAAGTCATCTCTTAATTTATCAATCATTTTTAAAGTCTTATACACATTGTCTCCCATTTCTGTAAACTTTGCATATCCTACTGTTTTAGCCTTTTCCATAAACTCTGCAATCATTGCATATGTAATAGTGTCTATTACGACAGTTTTTATATCAGGTCTATTTTTGTCTACAAAATTCAATGCAGTCTGTATTGCTTTCCAAGCTGTATTCTTGAAGTAATTACATGTCTTTGGATTGAAATTTCCAGATGAATCTTGCATAATGTAATTCTTCTTCCATCCTCTAAATGGTGGTGCCTTTTCATCTGGACAAATGATGAATGTTTCTTTAGGATCTAATGTTCCTAAAGAGAAAGTTTTTCCTGTCCCACTGTATCCAGTGATTAAAATTTTACTTGCCATAATATTAATTATTATTTTTTCCTTTTTTTGATTCTTCAATCAGACTCTTTAAGATACTCTTATAAAGTAAGAATGCTATTTCTCTAGCTGAGAAATATTTCTCTAAAGATGAAGCTGCAATTTCTACAGGATTTCTTTCTTTACCTGCTGAACTCATATTACTCTGCACACTCTCAAAGAATAATTCATTTCTTTCAGAAAATGTTGAGCTATCATCTGTTTTTAATCCACAAGAGTGCATATCACTTTTTATATCCTCATTGTTGTAATCTGAATAATCATCAATCTCTATTGATGGGGTTTTTTTCCTTTTTAGGAAGAAATCTTCTGCCATTATTTTAATGTTTTAAAGTTACTAAAGTACTAATAATTTGCGACATACGCAAGATTTTAGCTAAATTTCCTAGATACTAATTTCTCAATTTTCTTCCATTTAGGAAGTCCATTTAAACATTTGTCATCTATGTACAAGTCTGCTGATATCTTACGACAATCTGCACCGTATTGCTCAATGATATGAGGAAAATTACAATTAACATAATGATAAGGAATATCATTTCTATGAAGCCATTTAATAGCATCTGATAATTCTATTCCCTCTCTACATGTGTTTATTATAATTCCATAACCATTCTCAACAAATCTTCTTATTACTAAGCCTGCATTTTTTCTCTGCATACCTAAGTCAGGATAATTGCTCATGCATATTGTCCTATCAAAATCAATAGCTAGTATTGCTTTAAAATTGGTCACATACTTTTTAATCTGACTACTATTCTTCATTAGACTAAATTTAAAGATTTAACTTTTTCTATTAATTCTTCAATACTACCATTGTTGTCTATCACATAATCGAAATTATGATTGTCTAAAGCTGTTTCTGAAGGGTGTTCTACAATTTTATCTTCCCATTTTAAAACATTTGGTATATTAACTCCTGAAGAATCATACCAACCATTATAATCCCAAAAACAAGTCCATTCTATTTCTTCACCATTATCTAACTTTCTTATTACTTCAACTA